TTCAACGTTGTCTGTAAGGCCGGTAAGAATATCTTCTGTCTGGAAACGTGTTCCATACAAGCCATCTACTAGCTTTTGACCAACTTTGTCAATATCAAAAACTTTATTAGCGCCAGTAAGAAGTGCTACACGTGCCTTACGGCGTGCATCAAGACGTGGGATAAGAGGAGTCTTGCGTGCTCCCTGACCTGAAAGAATAACCTTAAGGTCTGCTTGATTATTAAGATAGTTCTTAGCAGTTGTAGCATCTTTGACACCAGCTCTGATAAATTCATCAACGGCGCTAGGACCAAATTCTGGTGCTAGGCGACGAAGCTGAGTTGATGCTTCAACCATAGCCTTTGGATCATCTGCAATACGTGCTTTACTTAGTTTATCTAGCTGTAGTCCGTATGCGTCAAAGAAGTCTGATACTGCATTGCGTCCAGTAAGTGGGTTAATTTTAGAGAATACATCATCAACCTTACCTTCTCCAACAATCTTAAAGAGTGCATAGTTGCCAGCATCGTATGCTTTCTTAGCCTTACCAAGTGCAAGCGTAGGGTCAGCAAAGATACGGTATGAAGCATCTACAAATCCAGAGATGCCTTTGTATAAAAATCCTGAACCTTCCATAGATTCTGGAAGAAGCGCGTTAGCAATCTGACGACCTGGGGAATACTTAGCAGCTTGAACTGCATCAATGGCATCCTGAAGCAAAAGGTCTTGCTGCTTGTTTTCTTGCAACTGTGCAGCTTTAGCTGCAATCTTCTTTTCTTCGTCAGTACCAGTAGCAATGATTGCATCAAGTGTTGTACCGGAAGCAACCTTCATAGCAACGGATGTCATATCCTTGCCAAACTTTAACTGTGCTGCTTCGATACGTGAAGGGCTAAATACTTTGTCGCCCTTATCATTAGCAATCTGAAATGCTTTGTAAAGGTCTACATTCTGATCTGCTGCAATAGCACCAGTACGATAAAGACGTGTCATAAAGTCAGAGACTTCAGTAAGAGCACCAAGTGTCTTGCCAAGTCCTGCCTTGACACCTTCGGTTACGTAATGCGCTGCGCTGCCAAGCCAGCCAACAGGGCTTGAATCTCCACCAAAGAGTGCAACTTGTGCCTTCTGCTGGTCTGGAGTTTGAGACTTAAATGCTTGCTGTGCCTGATCTTGTGGAAGGGCAAGAAGTTTACGGTGCGAATCAAGGAGCTTTGTTAAGCCATCAACTTGTTCACGTTGTTTATCGCTAAGGCCTGCTTGAAGCGCGGCCGACTGAATGTTTGAGTTAGGCAATTACATACCTCTTGCTACAGCACGCTGGTACAGGATTCCAATTTCACCAGTAGTATCGTAAGGAAGCATCTGTGCCAAAGTTTCTGAAAGCTTTACCTCAGCAAACTTAGACCGCATCATAAGTGCGTCAGATCCAGCACCAGCTCCAACATCAATACCGTGAGTAATTGGTTCATCTGGTCGTGTTGATTTATCGTACAAGCCTATGGCTGGTTCAGCTGAAACTTGTGGTGCCTCTGAAAGCATAGGAGATTTCTGTGCCTTTGCAAGCGGAGCACCGGACTTAGCTGCATCGTATGCAACACCATCGCCATAGTTCTCTGACTGGTATGAAAGATCAGTACGCTTGGCAAACTTGCCAGGACCTGATACACCCTGCATAGGGTTTGTCGCTTCATCAAGCGCCATCTGTATCCTCCTGAATAGTTTCTAAATCTTGTGCGAACTCGTCCCAGACTTTGTTGACTTTTGTCTGGCGGTTCGAATGATAAATTGATAGTTCCATAAGTGACTCAAAGAATGTGGCCACTACCTGACTGATATTGAATAGGAACTCTGTCAGGATTACTAAAGCGTCGGTGGGACGTACCGGACGCGGTACCTCGTTATTGTGATTGTGCATCGCGTCCGGCTCCCAACTAATAATTACTTAGACTTCTTAACCATTTTGCCTGGCTTTGGTGCTCCAGCAAATGGCTGCTTGACATCTCCACCTGTAACTTTGCCCTTACCTGCTGAGCCTTCAACTGGCTTGGACATTGATGCTGGTGCGTGTGTACCCTTTTTCATATTTCACCCCCTTATGAGTTATGCCGCGCCGCCGATTGAAGCGAGCAATGATGCAATATCTGGTCGTCCTTGTGGAGCTGGTTGTCCGCCAGCAGCAGGGGCTGCACCGCCAGGTTGTTCCATACTTGGCTGCGAGGCAGAGGCGGGAGCCATACCTGCTACTGGGGATTGAGGCTGCATCGCTGCGGTCTCAGGTTGTGGTTCAGGCGCAAAGGCCTTCTCGACAACCGATTCTATAGATAGACCCTTTTGACGACCCTTAATCATTTCTGCAAATGATCCAAGAATCTTAGACGGATCTTGTCCTTGAGCAACCATTTGTGGGATTGCAAGAGCTGTTTGACCAATAGCGGTGCGGAGTGCATCACGCATATCTTCAATATCAACCTTTTGCTCTTCCTGAGTTACGTTAATCTCAATAGGAAGTTCACGGCGTACATAGTCACGTGATACAAGCTTGTCGCTACGCATCTGCAATAGAGCTACAGTTGCGTTGTTTGGGTTCATACCAGACATAATGCCGTAACGGACATCTACTGTGTAGTCACCTGCGATAGCTTTAGCTGGGTCATACTTGAGAACAAACGGGGTTCCATCGTCAACACCACGAATTTCCTTAATGGTGTTTCCGAAAACTTTCTCATCTGTCTTGAAACAGATAGCGATAAGCTCTACAAAGACTCGTGCAAACTGTGCCTGTGCTGCCTTGATCTGTGTATCAAAGCCAGACTGAAGTGCTTGAATACCGCGACCTGTAACGATAGATGCATCTGAGTTACCAGAGCGTGTCTCTGGGTAACGAGCACCGGTACGAAGTTCACGCTCAAGAACCTGTGACTCGCTAAATACCCCATTAGGAAGTTCTAGTGGCACACGGCGAATAGCCTGTGGGTTTGATGAACGCATAATGGAATCTGGACCAAGGGCCAATTCCTGTACATCTTGTGGAATAGCAATAGGAGCTTGAACAGACTTCTCTGCTGCTTGAATCTGCAAAACTGCAAAGCGTGCACGAGCAAGCTGAACACCAAGAACATCGTCATACTGACCACGTGCTTGACCATCAATAGATGGACGCATAGCAACACGGACCATACACTCACCGATTGGGTTTGGTGTACGTGCAAGAACTAGGTTTTTACGGTCTGGTAGGTAGATAAGATCCTGATCCTTGTCGTGGTATCGGACCATAGAAAGATAAGGAGAACCTGGCTGGTATTGATTCTTGTTGAGAATCTGGTCTGCAAACTCAGGGTACATAGAAGCCAAGGTCTGTGCATCCATACCAACAATCTGTGTCAAAGAGATACAGCGACCAAAGCGGTCAAGCTCAGGATAAGCACCGAATGGGTTAATCAAGTTAATAATTGGGTTCTTATCTTCGTAATCTAGCTCTACACGTGCAATAAACTGGCCGTATGTGTTGTACCAGTCAGCACCGGTATACATTTGAGTACCGAGTTCTGAACGATCTACGTAGTAGTTAGCAATACGAGAGCGTGTATCTGCAAATTTACGGGCTGAATCAGATACAGTATTAGCCGCGTTACAGTTAAATGAAGGTAGCGGTGACATAGATTCCGCAAGATCGCGGGCAGCTACGTCAATGATGTTAGCAACGAGAGGCTTAGAATAGTCCTCGCTGAACATCGCAGGGTAGACCTTTGAGATGTCTCCCTGTCGCACGGAAAGGACATCACGCATACGAGCATCACGCTGAGCGTAGATGGTCTGTAAGCGCGATACCTTTGCGTTTACCTCTTTAACATTTAGCATTGCAATCCTTAATTAGTAAGTTAGGCCATTAACCTTTGTAGGCCATTCGACCTTATCTGTAGCTAGAGCCTGTGCCTTAGCTGCTGCATACTTAGCATCAACTGTTGGGTTGTACTGCGGAGTAGTTACCGCACCCTTGTCAATGTATTCCTGCTCTACTTCTGTCTTTTCAGTAGAAGTCTCATAGCTTGGTGTAATTGCCATAATTACTTGCTCTTTCCAAATGACTTAAGAGTCTTCTTTTCTGCTTTCTTAGCAGCAACAAATGAAGGGCTTGGCTTATTTTCTTTTGCCTTTAGTCCCTTTGCTTTATCAGCAGCAAACTTCTTGACTCCAGCTGTTGTGCCTGAAATCTTTGCAAGATCCTTTTGATGCGACTTAGCTGATTGACCCATTGCTGAAGGCTTCTTTGCTGCAAGTGCCTTCTTGATAGCATCTACACCAGCCTTTGTAGGCATCTTTTCTGTGCTCTTAGATACTGCACGAGCTGGTTTCTTGTCAATAGCGCCAATGCGCTGTACTACCTTTGCAAGCTTTGCTTGATCTGAAGTAAGCTTCTTGCCAGTGGTCTTGCCACCATTTGTATTAGCCGCAGCCATAGTTTGTCTCCTTGTTAGACGAATGTTTTGTTTTGTTCTTGTAGTAACTCGTCAATATTGACGACAATCCTGCGGCCTTGCTCTGCTCGGCTGAGGAAAGGATTTTTGAGGTGGTGTCTTGCATACTGGCCGTAGTTGAGCATTTCACGTGCTCGGATCTCACAGAACCAAAGAGCCATTACCATATCTGTCTTACCCTTAGTAGTTGGAGTCCAGGTAATCAACTGCTCGATAAGAGCCTTGACCATCTCAGACTGATCTGAAGGTAGATGTATTAAATTATCTCGGTGATGCTTTCCGTCGGATTGTTTAGTCCCAAAAAGGGTTGACATCGAGGCAACACCGAATCCTGCATCCCACTTATTACCGGTAGTCTGGTGCTCACGAAGGATGACACCGCGAGAAGCTAAGTGTTGTTTGATTCCTTCGTCTTGAGTTAAGAACGCCTGAAAAGCATTCTTCTCAATAACCCACTCGGCAGGACTATAAAGGCTAGTCCAGTTAAAAATAATGTCACGAATTTGCTGCGGTGACGGGCTAGTAATTTTAATAGCATCAAGGATGTACCTTTTAGAAGTATTGCGGTCAATAGCATAAGCAACTGCTGCGGTATCTCCCACAATGGCTGGGTCCATACCACAGACAACGCTAAAGCCTTGTAGGTTCTGTGGATGTCCTGGCCATCCTGGCTCTAAAC